GTGTCGGGGTAGATATTTTTGGTAAAGGCATAATATTATATTCAGTATTGTATATAGCAAGGTTTTACTAACCTCCACCATATCCAGGTGAGTATCCACCGCCACCACTGGGAGGAGTGTAATTAATTGTATGTGAAATAGTAGAAGGATTAGAAACATTACCTGCAGCGTCAGTTGCTGTTACTGTAAATGTATACGTACCATTTGATAATGCACTAGAAACTGTAACAGAGAAGAATGTGGTTTCATTTAATGTTGTAGTACCAAGTAATGTAGATCCAACAAATATTTTGACTGTGCTATTTCTCTCTGCATTACCTGTAATTGTTGGTGTGCTATCAGTTGCACCAGTTGTAACAAAGAGATCAGATGGTGCATTTGGTGCAGTAGTATCTTGTTGCTGTTGTTGCTCTTGTTCTTGTTCTTGTTGTTGTTCTTGTTGTTGCTCTTGTTCTTGTTCTTGTTGTTGCTCCTGTTGTTGATCTATGACAGTCACGGTAGTTTTAGTCGAACCAGGCATACTCTCCTCAAGAGAGTCGTATATGATAGCATGGGGATATGGAGAGTGTCTTTCACCCACCATCTTCACTCCCATATGTTCATGGAAAGGCCCGTAATATGGTTGACCACTTACATATCCCACTGGAACGTCTGGAATAGGACTACTAGTAGACGCAGATAGTTCTTTTCCAAGAGATCTTGGTCGAAGTGGATTTACCTGAGTTAATTGATTACTATTTAAAAGTTTTTCCCTAACAGATTGTTGTGCATTTCCATGCTTCTCAACTGTATGTCTTAGGTAGGTAAAAGTAACTGTGACCTGTAAAAATGTGCTGTTTTGATAAGACATTGCAACATCAGCAATGTTAATTGGAAATGCATCAATAAAATGATACGTTAACAATGGCATATTTTTAAATGTATTATTTCTATCATTTGGATTTTCTAAAAAATCTCTTTCAAATTTAGTGATTGATATTTTTCTTCGATAATCATCTGGATATCTAAATCTTGAATATGTATTTCTTTCTTGATATGTATTTAACTGACTTCCTTCTGCTCCATCATACCTACCATTTGATTCATTATAAACTGGATTAATGTAATTCATATATTCTTCTTGATGCAAATCTCTCTGTCATTCCCTGACGACTTCCCAACTCTTCTGAAATATTAAAATTAGAACCTGGCAATGATGCGTTAGAACATAAGAAATCATACTTTTGACTTGTAGATGTTGTCTCAGTAAACACCCCACAGTTTGATAAGTATTCAAATAATCCTAAATCATCTCCTGATAAAGATCTACGAACAAGATCCAATGATACCTTAAATTGAGTTGATATCGCAAGTTTTGAAAATATTGGACTCGCATTAGGTATACTTAAGTGTAAATCTTCTGAT